ACCAGTTCTCGGCGGTCAACCAGTGGCACACCGACGCGGTCTACCGCGCCATGATTTCCGTGTTCCCAGGCGTGCAGCCGGATGGCGTTTACTTTGAGCACAACGCGCCCCGGGGCCCCGGCAGTGCCAACGCCTTTGTGTTGTTCGAGGCCGACTCGCCGGCGGACACCTTTCTGGCTGAAATCAACAGCTATATCCGTGACCAGGGCAACCATGGCCACGGTGATGACCTGCTGGTATTGGAGATGCCCGCCACGCTGCACACCGTGCGGGTGACCGTCTGGCCAAAGGTCGAGGTCGGTGCCGAGCGCTGGCCAGCGCTGACATCTGATATCGAGCTGTTTATCCGTGCCGCTTTCCGCGAGAGCACGGCCAGCGACTACCAGCCGACCCTGACCCATCCGCAGTCGCGCTTTTCTTTCAGTCGACTGGGTGAAGAGTTGCACCAGCAATTCGCCGGTATCGAGTCACTGGACTTCGACAATGTCGACATTCTTTCAGAGCTGACCATCCCACGGCTGTCCGGGGTTGAGGTGGAGCTAAATGCTTAAGTTGAGCCTGCCTTTTTGGCTTGACGGACCGGAGTTGGCCAAGCTCAAGGCCGCCGCGCAAGCCTGGTGGGGCAAGGCTGAGAACTGGCTGAACTGGCCGCTGTTGCAGATGGACGCCGAGAACTGCCACTTGAGCGTGCTCGATCTGCTGGCCTGGCAGCGTGACATTCAGCGCTTCCACTGTGAGCCAGAGACGCTGTACCGCCTGCGGGTGAAGCACGCCTTTATCAATGCCGTGGACGCAGGCAGCACCGCCGGCATGGTCCGTATTTTCGAGCGCTTGGGCGTTGGCTACGTAGAGATTCAAGAACGTCAGGAAGGGTTGGACTGGGACATCGTCTTGCTGTTGTTTTCCGACACTCAACTGAGCCAAAACCCAGAACTGTTGCGCGTCCTGATGCAGCAATACGGCCGGACCTGCCGGCGTTACGACTTTGTCACGATCACCCCCGTGTCGATGCACATCGCTGTGGCGGACTTCAACGATGACCAACAAACACTGGCAGCTGTACTGGACGACAGCGCAAGCCGTCTGGTGGTGATCAACGAACTCGCCCTGGTCACCCCTTTGACCGATTCATTTTAGGAGCCCCCATGGCCGCTAGCATTACCCTTGCAGGCGAAAGCCTCATTGCCCAAAAGCAAGGCGCGCAGGAGGTTCTGGACGTTGCGCGCTTCGTTCTGGCCAATGTGCCAAGCCTCGATCCGAACGCGGCCATCGATCGGGCAGCGCCCAAACCACCCGCTGGACAGATCGTCTATACGGCCAACGTTAACCGCAGAGGCTTTGTGAATCCGCGCCAGGTCATTTACAGCCTGATGGTCGGTTCGGATGTCGGTGACTGGGACTACAACTGGATCGGCCTTGAGTCGGCTGAAGGTGTACTGGTCGCAGTGGCATACGTGCCGCTGCAGCAAAAGCGCAAGAACATCCCGCCGCTGCAAATCGGCAACAACATCACCCGCAACTTTCTGGTGGAGTTCAACGGCGCCCAGGCGCTGACGGGTATCACCGTCGATGCCAGCACCTGGCAGCATGACTTTACCGTGCGGCTAACCGGTATCGACCAGCGCGAGCGGTTGAGCAATCGCGACACATTTGGCCGCGCCTGCTTTCTGGCCGACAGCTTGCAGATGGAACTTAGCTTCGGCCTGTACCAAGTTAAAGCGGGCATTGCTTACGTTGAGGGGATTCGCCTCTCGTTGGCTGAGCCAGTCGCGGTTCAACTGCCAGCATTGCCGGCCAAAGCCTGGCTTGACGTGGCGTTAGTCCGAGAAGGCAGCGATACAGTGGCCATGTGGAAAGTGGTCTTTGGTGAGGCCAAAACCGATTACAGCGACAGCAACGGCACCGCCCATTACGTGGTGGAGCTGGCCAGCGTTGCGGTGTCGGGGGCTATCACCGACCTGCGCACAAGCGAGCCCATCACCGGCGCTCTGGTCAAGCAGTTCGCGTTGCGCAACGGCGACTACATGCACCTGCGCGCCCGGGGCACCAAGAAAGAAGACGTTGGGCTGAGTGAGCTGCCCAATGCCAAGAGCGACGATCCCGCCACCGACAGCAGCGAGATCCTGGCCACTACCAAGGCCCTCAACGCCCTGCGTAAAAGTATCGCGGCCTCAGAAGTCGGGCGCATCGGCACGTTTGCCATGGCCGCGCCGCCACCAGGTTGGTTTCGGGCCAACGGTGCGGCGGTATCGCGCACGGCTTATGCCGCACTGTTCGCCAAGATCGGCACCACCTACGGCGCCGGGGATGGCGTCAGCACCTTCAATCTGCCTGACCCACGGGGAAAATTTGTTCGTGTCTGGGATGACGGCAAGGGCATCGACGTCGGTCGGGGCCTGGGCAGCAACCAGGAGCAATCGATTCAAGTCCACGGTCACGAGGCAACAACTGGCGCCGCCGGCGGACACACGCCCACTGCGACGATGGAGGAAGGCGGTGAGCACTCCCACCCGATCGACAAGTCTGCAGGCAGTAACAACACTCCGGGGCCTTATCTCAGTCCGGCCAACGGTGCAGGCACCAAGGCAACGAGCGACGCCGCCGGTAAGCATCGACACAAAATCACCGTCAATCCGGTACCCGATCACGCTCACCTGGTCACGGTAAGGCCCACCGGGGGCGCCGAGACGCGTCCGCAAAACATCGCCTTCCTTGCCTGCATCAAGTACTGAGACCGCCATGGACACCAAAGTCGTTTATCAAACCGATCAACTGGGTATCTACACCGGTGAAACCGTAGCCGATCGTTCTCCTTTGGAGCCGGATGTGTGGCTGATCCCAGCCGGGTGTGTTGAGGTTGCGCCGCCGGTTGTGCCACAGCATCAGGCCGCGTTCTGGGATGGCCAGGGCTGGCAGTTGATCGACTCCTACCAGGGGCTGACGGCGTACAACACACAGACACGAGCCGCCACTGTAATCGATCGCTTGGGCCCGTTACCTGCCGGGTACACCTTGGAAGTACCCTGCGCGGATCAACTCTGGAACGGCAACCACTGGATCGATGACGTTCCGTTGGTTGTTGAGCTGCGCTATGTCGAGCAGGTCGCGGCCGTGAACGCGGCATGTAAGCGGGAGATTACGGGCGGGTTCTGGTCGAAAGCCCTGGGCGAACGTCACTTCTATGACTCGCAGTTGGAAGACCAATTGAACCTGACCGGCATGGTGCTCAGAGGCGAGGACGGTCCACATGCCTGCCGGGACAAGCAGGGGCTGATAGATTTCCGCCTGCACACCATCGAACAACTACGCCTGGTTGGCGATGAGTTCACTGAGTTCAAGTTGCAGCGCCTTCAGAAAGTCAACGAATTGAAGCAGCTCCTCGATGAGGCGCGATCATCCGTGAATTTGATCATGCTCAATGCCGTGTCCTGGGAGGTAGAACTCACATGATTTGGGCGCCTATCACCCTGCGTTGGCCGGAGCAGTCCACTCAGTGGCTGAGCGACCTCGATGTCGCCAACGGGTTGGCCCGCAGCGAGCTGGCCAGCACCGGGCAACGTCTTGAAGGTCTGGCTGATTTGGCCACGACTTCACCGGGGCCGGTCGGCGCCGCTGCAGAAGCTGCCGTCGCCGCTGGCCGTGCTGGTCTGGCCGATGTCCTGGGCGAAGTACCGGCCTGCCTGGTGGTTACGCCGTTTCAAAGTGGAGTGGGGCAGGGACGCGGCTATCAGCGCTACCTGTCGGCCCCCAACTTGCTGCAGCAACTGGGCGAGAAGCTGGAAGACAGCGGCGACGACAGCCGCCCGGCGGGCTCGCAATACGCCCTGGTGGTGATGTTCCTGGGCACTCGCTACGACAAGTTCGCCGCGACCTTGGCCCGGTTCAATGCCGTGCTGCCTATGCCCGACCTGCAGCGCGCCGAACGTCGGGCGAAAAACCTGTTCGCGCTCGATGCTGAAAAGTGGGAGCTGCCCACCGCCGGCACACTGCCGCGCTGGGGAGCGTTGCCGCTGGAACGTTGCACCATGACCAAGGCTGCCACCCAGGCCCTGAACAGCCAGCTGTCGGCACTGGAGAGCTACGCCGACAGCTCGCCCATGGCTGACCTGGCCAAGATGGCCACCCGCAAAGCCAGCCAGGCACAGGCGCAGGCGAAAAAGCTGGCCGACCTCAAATCGATGTTCGCCGGCGGTGCCGCTGACGACAGCATGCGCGCGCGACTGATAGGCCCGGGGAATGCCGCCGAGTTACGCCGGCAACTGCTGCAGGGTGATGCCCCTGGTCACGAATGGGGATTGTCCGCTGGGGTGCTGCTGGTCGGCTCCCTGAAAGGGCTGAGCTTTGTCCGCGAGTTGGTGGGCCTATGACCTT